TTTTTGGAGACTGTAAGGCTGGTTAAGAACTTTGTAAAGAAAAGGCCGGCATATCCGATACCAGTGGGCTTTATGGGCAGGAAGGTCGGTAAGGACTTTTACGATACAACTTTTGAGAGTTGGAAGAAGGCCATACCGGGGGACTGTTACCGTACAAAGGGCAAGCCGCTTGAGATAATCATAGAGAATCGTGTTAAGATATTCACGGGAGGGCTTGATAACAGGGAGACGATTAACAAGTTCAATAGTGCCGAGCTTGCGTTTTATTTTCTGGACCAGGCTGAGGAGACTATTAAGGATGACTTAAACCTATTGAGGACAGCTACGTTTTGGCGGTTGTCTTTGGGCAATGTTAAGATGCCGGGCAAGGGCTTACTAACGGCGAATCCGGCTCAATGCTGGCTTAAACAGGAGTTTATAGATGTGGCGGCTTGAAAGAGACAAATTAAAATAATATGGACAAAACCATTCACAGAAAGTTCGTACAGGCTCTTCCGAGCGATAATCCTTATCTGTCCGAGGAGTATATCGAGGTCTTGAAGGAGACCTTTGCTCACAGGCCGGAGCTATTGGAGGCCTATCTGTACGGCTCATGGGACGCCTTGGAAGGTGCAGACCAGATAATCAAGGCTATGTGGCTTAGGGAGGCTGCCGGCAAGACGATACAGGGTTATGCGAAGAGGCCGAGACTCGCTTGTGATACAGCCGGATTCGGGGACGATGAGACGGTTATAATGTACCTTGAGACTACTGATATAGAGGAGCAGTGGATAATGCCATATTGCGACTTTCCCGTTCTGGTTGACAAGTTGGCTCAGTTGAGCGTTCTAAAGAAAAATTGTCCAATCGCTCTTGAGCAGACGGGTAATGATATAGGCTTTTGCGCCGCCCGGTCGTTATCTGCGCAGGGCAAGACTATAATCACATATTGTCCACAGGGTCAATCGAGCAGGCCAAACATATTTTACAATCAGAGGTCGGAATGGTGGAGTATGGCTGCGGAGAACCTTTCCAAAGGCCAGGTGCAGTTAAAAATGGAGGGACTAACCGAGAACGACCGCAGGAAGCTGGCACAGCAGTTGATGACTCCAAAGTACAAGTATAGGAACGGCAAGGTCTTGGTAGAGGCCAAAGCCGACATAAAGAAGAGGCTGGGCGGTAGTCCCGACAGGGGGGATTGTTACGTAATCGGGCTGGGCAGTTACTTGAAAGCCCCTGCCGTTGACGAATTTGAGGTATTTGAGGAAGATACGAGTGTGGCCGACAGCTATGCCACTGTGAGTGTGATATAAATGCCGAGAAAAAAGAAACCAACTGAAGAGTATTACGTTAAGTATGTAGAGGACTGCTGGAAGGAAGGTCAGGACGCAGCCAAGCCCCGCAGGAAGGTCTGGGAGGAGCTATGGCAGTTATACCAGAACAAGCAGGATTGGAGTAATAAGCAGGGCTGGCAGAGCAAGGCTTTCATACCCAAGACGTTTATGCAGGTCGAGAAGGCGTCCGGCGAGGTCAAGAGGGCGGTCATACAGACCCGCAAGCTGTTCAAGCTGGAGCTGGACGATTACAAGGACAGTCAGGTTCTGGCGGAGTTGGAGGAGCAGTTGCGTCTCGATACGGACGCGGACGGAATGGGTGATTTGAAGCTTGCCATAGAGGAAGTCAAGACAAGGATAGACCTGCGCAAGAATCGAATGATGATAGCCGAGAAGGGCTTTAAGCGGAGTTTAAGAAGGACAAATTTGACAAACATCTATTCGGAGATGGTCAAAGTCGCTTTTCTACTGGGTTTGGGCGTTCCGAAGGTCTTATGGGACGAGAAAAACGACCGTTCCAAGTATGAGAACGTTGACATTGTGAATTTGTCTATCAGCCCCGATTATATGCCTTTTCAGGAGGAGCGGCCTAAGTATATAGTAGAGCGGCAGGAGCAGGACTTGGCCGCTTTTCTCAGAAAGGCCAAAAGAGAAAACAAGAAGGGCAGCTCATCGCCCTGGATAATGAAGGAAATCAAGAAGATTGAAGAGGATGCTCCTATTGATAAGAGGATGAAGGAGCGGCAGAGGCGGGGCTTAGGTGATTACAAGCCTGTATCCAAAAAGGTCGAATTGAAGCAGTTTTGGGGCGATGTAATATCCGAGGACGGCAAGGACATTGAGGAGAATGTTCTTATGGTAGTGGCCAATAAGAAGTATCTCGTGCGCAAGCAGCCGAACCCCTTCAGGCATAAGAAGCTTCCTTATATTCTGACTATGCCGTTGGTATTTCCGCACAGGGGCACGGACGGTACGAGCCTGATAGCACCGCAGGCCAAGCTTCAGTATCTTCTGAACAATATTGTCAATATGTACGTTGACAATCTTAATTTCTCAATCAATAAGGTCTATGAGGCCAATCCTACTGACTTTATGAATCCACAGGCCTTAACAGCGATATATCCGGGCAAGATACTCAAGAAGAATGTGGACGGCCAAAGTCTTTTTGAGGTGAAGACTGCTCCTGTCGGTTCTGACGCTTTGAAGGCGATAGAGTTAATCGACAGGTTTCAGCAGGAGGGTTCCAACGTAACCGAGTTCGTTAGTGGTATGCCGGGCAAGAAATCCAAGACTTTAGGCGAGGTACAGTTAAAAACTGCTCAATCAAGGGGTTTATTTGACGTTATCGCCCGTGATTTGGAGGAGAACTCTCTGAGGCCGTTATTGGAGATGTCATACGATTTATACGTTCAATTTTCAGATTATGAGCCGAGGGAGGGCAATTATATTTTTAGTGTAGGCGGACTGTCTTTAATGATAATGCAGAAGGAGCTGGTCGATAGGGTTGGGCAGGTCTTGACGATGGCCTTACAGAGTCCTGTTTTGGACAAAATGACCGATACCGCCGATTTGTGGAAGAAGTTCCTTAGCATATACAATCTGTCGGACGTTTATGTAGAGCCGGAGACAATGACGGAGAAGATAACGCCTGAGCAGCAGATGGCGGTACAGCAGAAGGCCGAGGCTGACGCCAAGCGGGAAGTAGCTGGTATGAGCGAAGAGCAGATAATGAAAGTGGCAGGATAAGAACAATGGCAAGTACAGCAGTATTAAGACTCGAAAAGAGAATAACTGACCTTGAGGCTCGTGTCAAAGCTCTTGAGAGCGGGTATGTGAGGGTGAAACCAATCACGCCGCCTACGGAAGAAGAAACGAAACCAGATTTACCAGATAAGGAGACAAAAGATGTCGAAAAAGTACGGAGTAGCCAAAAGAATAGGCCCAAGCATAGAAGACCAAAGGGCACTGACTCCGAGCAAAAAGGTAGCAACGATTAAGAAGAAGGCCGGCAGGCCGACAGTTAGCCCTTCTCCGCCCGAGAGAAAGCACGCAGAGAAGCCCTGGAATCAGAACAGGCCGAAGAAGGGTGTGCAGGGTCCGGGCGTAAAGTCGATTAGCAAGATTAAGAACTTTGCGAAATTGACTGCCGCTCCTAATCCTGACTATTCCGGCAAGACAGCCCATTTTGCGCCCGGTGTTCCGAACACCGCCGCGATACGGAAGGGATATACGCCGCCCGGAGTTAGCTCGAAGAAGATAAGGGGCGGAGTTACGGATACCGAAGGGGACGCTCCCGCCCATACGACTTATGACCCTACGTAAAACCGAATACGTAAAACTGAATACGTAAAACCGAACAGGAGACAAGGTTATGCCTTGGGAACCAAAAGATGCCACGAGCCATACGAAGAAGGCCAACACGCCTGAAAAGCAGAGTTTGTGGTCAAGGATAGCGAATCAAGCGCTGAGAAAAGGGACAAGTGACGGTAGCGCTATCCGCCAGGCCAATGCAGCGATAAAGAGGATTAAATAATGGAACAGAATCAAAAAGAGCCGTTGAAACCCATCGAGAGCGAAGAAGAACTCCGAGAGGTCAATCAAATCATTCAAACGGCAGGAAAGATTAGGTCTCTAACGGAGCATCCCGGCTGGACGGACGTTTTAATGCCCAATTTTAGCAGGCAGATAGACACATTGACGGCTGGTATTCTGACGGAGAAGGAGCATCTGCAAATCATACGCTATCAGGAGGCCATAAACGGTATCAAGAAGATATTCGGTATAATCAACTATTTTGTCAACGCGGGCGAGGAAGCCGAGCAGAGAGTTGAGGCGTATAAGCCAAAGAAGGATGACGATGTTGTTTCGTGAAGAGCTTAAAAGGATAGAGTCGGTGGTAAATAAAGTCCTGAGCGAAAATTCTAATTATACAGGCCAGATAACTATTGAAGTCCACTGCAAAGACGGTATAATCAAGGATGTTTATGTAGGTAACAGGAGCAAGATTGAAAAATGAAATGCCGTGCGAAAATAATTGGAACAGATAAAGAAGTTGAAGGATACTATGCTAAAGTCGGGGATAAGCATTATATTATTCCTGCTGAAGCGTATTTTATCAATATGTCGGATGCGTTAGGAGAGGATACAAACGCGCTTTTCGATGTTGTCGAAGTTGAACCTCAAACAATTAGGTTATATATTGAGG